ATTATTTGGGGGCTCTCGCCTGAACCAAGTAATCTGCCAAGTGTAGATATATTGACTTTCTTCATAGTTGTTTTTTTTGTCCGATTAAATAATCGGGATTTAACATTATTTTTTTAGTATTTATTTTTATAATTAGTGTTCCGTATTGTTGCCAAAAACTAACGGAATTGAGTCGTTTTCACACCATAACCGGCGTTTGAAATCTTCCCAATCGATATCTTCGAGATTGATCTTTCGATCTTCTTCGAAAGGTGTCTTTTTTTCACATGAGAAGAGAGATACCAGTAAAATCAAAATCAATATTTTTTTCATATTATAAAATTTTTGATCCGTTTTTATAAATGCCATCTTGGCGAACCTCCATGATCCCAACTTTTAACCCCGTTGAACTGATCTCGGTGTTCCAAGATACAATCTGAGGATGGTCTGTAGTTCCGCCGTACTGAGAAGTAATAACCAACCCGCCTGATGACAACCTTATATTTCCGCTTACATGAACAAGAATAGCGCCGATATACGCTTGATAAAAATAGCTTGCTTTCAGCCCTCCATTTTCTATGCTAAATCCTCCAATCACCGCATCATTAAGAACTTCCAAATTTTTCGTCCGTATCATCAAAGACTCAATCTTTTCAGCCGTGACAATTGCCGCCTGCAACCGCTCGATATATGCTTGCTGCATGTAGATGAACTCTGCACTTTCAACCAGGCGCCATTGGGATGCTCCGGATCCGGCAGGTGAAGCGCCGATAGTGGAGGAAGCCACGTTCAGGGCATAGACAGAGTATCCCAGCGAAGTCCCGTCCGGAACTTTAACGACGGGGATACCGGCGTCGGAGAGCTTGTAAGATATCGTATTCGACCAGTTACCCAGTATCAGGTAATTGGTAGCCTTTGCCAATTCAATATTAACTCTTGCTTTCAGATCCATATCAATATCAGATAGTGCATGATGCATCCACATAGAGGGAAAGATGCTCATTGATCTTCGTTCCCGGGATTGTCACGGATGTGTTCGTCTTGGTGAACTGGGAGGTTATATCCGCTCCTGTCGCGTTCTTGAACACCTTTATGGTAAAGACAACTCCGGGCACAACGCTTCCCGTCCGGGTGTTCAGGACGGAAAAAGTATAAGTGATATTCTCTCCCGGACCCTGCCTCACGTTAGAGCCCTTATCACATATAATTACGAAGGGATCGGTGCTATCCCAGACCTGTTTTTGTTCTTGTGCCACCACGACATCATTGACGTATGCCCGGCAGATGACAAGGAGTTCACTGTCAATCATCGCTTTCGTGATGGTAAAGTTCGCGGATGAGCTTTTAGACCGGAGTACCGTGCCGGCTTCATTGAGGAATTCATATTGTACCCCCGCAGTCACCTGCGATCCCATGTTAAACAAAGCGGCTGTCATGGCAAGCGAAGTTTCATCACCGTCGATCACGTCATCAGCCGTATTAAGGAATAACCGGTATATATTGGCGGACGCTTCCTCGATCAGTATCGGAATTTCGGCGGAAACGTTGATGTTCTGCCCGGAGGCCAATGCCGATCCGCTGAATGTGATTATATCAGAGTCGTTGTTAACCTCTGACGCGATATTGCCTATTATCTGCAACGCCTTCGAATCGTTATAATCAACCTGTTTAATTTTTCCCGCGCAAATATCCGGAGCAGTACATACACCAGAGGCATTGAACGTCATCGCTACTCCGTTGTATTTCCAACCGGCATTAGTCAGAGGAATAACCCTTGCTTCCATTACTGAATAGACCCGCGGAAAGATGACCGGCTGCTGTCCCGATGTTGCTGTAGCCCAATTCGGGACATAATCCTGCGTACCTTTCTTGAAAGTCTGATACAGGGGAAGCGTTGACAATAGGACGGTATTCAGATTATCCCCATTTTTAAGCAGCGTAATCGTCACACCTCCGGATACTCGTGTATTGGCCATCTCTATTCTTCGTTAACTGGTTCAACATATTCCACTCCGCCCAGGGCGGCGACTTTTTCTTCTATTGTAAGCGAGATGTTCCTGATGTCTTTTTCGGAAAGTACCAGGTCGCCATCCACTTCCTGCCGAAGCGTCCCGTCCAATCCGGCACGCAGGGCGTATTCCTTACTGATTTTGAAATATTTTTCTTTCATCATAATCCAAAAGTTTCTACTGTTAATACATTATCGTCGTCATCCGTCAGCAATTCGTCCGGATCATCCGTTGTCAGGGCCGCGAACGCTTCACGGCGTTTCAAATCAACCCAGATCTCAGGACTCGCCTTCAGGTTGATTGAAGAGACGGGAATGGCTGCAGGCGTGCCGGTTGCCAATTGCCGGTTAACGCCGCCCTCCGTTACCATCCACGTTACCAGGAATGCGGCATTGACATCCACGTTTCCGAGCACGTCCGTAATATCTATCGAACAATTCAGCGTGTTCACGCCGGCCTGAATGGGATTTTCAGGGATATGGACATCCGCCCTGAAAGAGTTGAATTTCCGGACGAATGTCACCGTGTCGAAAGCGATCATTTCACTGCCAATCCAGGCCTCGCACCGTATAAGTTCGTGGTCTATATAAGTCTTGTCTACCGTCAACGTCCTGTTACCGTTGGAATAGGCATCCGCATAGAGTTCATTTTCCACCGCGTCCAGGCCGGCGGAATTGAGCCACTTGAATGCGATCCCGGAATAGTTGGACAGGTCAACCCCGTCTTTCTTCAGCACGGCCGTCACGGTGGTTGTTGTATTCGGATTCCTATAGGCGTCGAAATATACCACCCCACGCTGGGAAAGTTGCATCTGGCAGGGAGACTCCGACTTGATGATTGTCCGGAGCGTCACTATGTCCTGCCGCTCGTATAACTTCCCGGTATTCGGCTCTATGAATTGGGATTTGGCCCGGATGTTAATTGCCGTGCCCCCGGGAACGTTTTTCTTCACCTTCAATGAATTCCCGGTCAATTCGTAATCCGTATTGGCCGAGTCGATCAGCACATCATTCTCATAGAAGAGTGTTGATATCGAAACGGCAATAGACGCCCCGCTCATCGATATGACATTCACATTGTGTGTGAGCAATATCGGGGATGAAGGAGTACCGGCACGGTTGGGATAGTAGTTCACACCATCGAAGAACTGCACGACAGGGCCTCCGGTGACGTTGAGCGATGAAGTCACATTGATCGGGTCCTCATTCTCCAGGATCGCAATTTTCCTCGAATCTAATTTCATATCTCAATATAATTTGAAATCGTATTGATACTTGATGCCGGGTAAGTGGCCTCGCATTGGAACCGTACCGGATTTTCACGGCTCCAGTTCACACCCATGTCCTCGTTACGGAGCTGCAGCACCCGGACACCGGAATGCTCAACATTCCAAATGGCATCCGCCGTAGGATTACCACTTTCCCGTGTCCAGTTCCATTGCTCCTCTACAATGTCGGCCGAAACGTTTGTATTGCCAATAAAGACAACAGGTGTGATATCCGTCTCGACGGATCCACGGACAAAGGCATATCCGGCAGAACTGTCGAATTCCATCCGGGCATCGGAACGGCCTTCAATCATATACCATGCAGCCGACGTCCAGGACGGTTCTTCCGACGTGGAAGAAGAGAAACAACGCCACCGGCATCCGAGATGCCAGACGTCATCAGTGCCTTTTTCGTCGTTATTGTAATACTCTTCTCCACTTCTCCATGGGCCTTTATCGTTGATTGTACGGATCGGGACGCCCTGATAGTCTACCCTAATAATATCCTGGACCACCAGTCCTGCAGCATACAAATAAAAGAGTCCCGGCTTTAACGGAAGATCCCCATACAGGGATTTAAACGATTGTGCAATATCCATGCTTCCGACGATCCGCCCATTCAAAAAAGTGGAACAGCCATCGAATATCTGCAAACCTCCAAGTTTCGCAGAGATAACAATATAACGTTGCCGTTCCGGATGATCTTCGCCTGCATAGCCTATACGGGCCAGTTTCATGAAGTCTTTCGGCGGGGCATTGTAAGGCGTTGGTACATCTTCATCGTTGGCAAGCATCACCTTCATGAACGTCTGCCCGACCTCTTCAACCCGCATAAATGAAGTGGCAAACCCGTCAGTATGGTGGAAGATCCCTTTAATGAGGTCACCTTCCAGGAAAGCGATTGCTTCACCTTCCTCCAGCTTCATTGTCAGATTATACACATTGCCTTCAACATGCTCAACAGAGAGGATCATCCCGTTCTCGGTCAATATAACTTCATCACCGATGACGGTAAGCCGGTTAAACCGCAGCTCCGGAACTTCCAGCAATGATCGCAATATGAGAGATGTCGCTTCGATATTGCCACGGTCATCTATTCTCGCGCCCTTGCCGGCAAACATCCCGGAGACAAACTCTCCGAATTCGGCACCGGCCAGGAAGCGGATGAGACCTGCTGCAGCATCGGTATTCGTTTTAGAAAGAAAATACTCCGATCCTTTTTCCTCTATTGCCGCATAAACTTCCAATAGTGTACGCAGGGAAGAAAACACACTATAGTCGGAAGGATCCCGGGGATCCGTTGACCGCAGGATCTCGACGAGTTCACCGCCGCCTTCGCCGGCCTGTATCTTATTCAACACTTCGACGACGGCCGCATTAAGGATCGCGCCGAATGTCGTGACCCCCGGTGTCTCGGAATGTGGCTCGAACGCAGGCAGCATAACCCCCTCACTGAGTGGTACCCGTGGGTATTCAGCTAAGCGAGGGGGTAAAGAAAAATCCGGCGAATCAATGTCGGGAATTACAATGTTTTCCGGAATCGACTCTTCATTCCGGATCAGGTTCAGGAAGGGTAGAGCATCGGAAAATGCATATTTAAAAGAATATGAAGACGGGAGATCTGATACCGAGTATTTCACATCCGATTCAGAAACCACAATTGCACGAAGAGCGGCTGCCGTATAGATATATTTTGCTTTTGACGGAAAAAAGTCAAGTAGCCATCTGCGTTCGTACTCGTTCAGGTAACCGGTATTCTTATTGTATAGGCGGTTTGTATCGATATCATATTCAGAGCTCACGTCTCCGGATTTTGAAATCTTATGCTGATGTTCGCCGGTGAAATCAGTGTCACCATAGGCCCGTATGGTATCGAGCCCGCCAAGGCTATTCTCAAACAGAAACCATTGTTCCTGCTCGGACTTCACCTCGCTATACAGGTAGCGTTGAATATAGGACAGGCGTGTTCCGGATTCGTTCTCTACATAGACTTCATAATGCTGCGGGTAGAGTTGTCCGAGTAATCCGGAAATAACGGCGTACTGCACATTAGCGGTATAGGCATTACCTGCTGCCATGGTGCCGAGCGTTTTTACCTGGCTGGTACCATCATTGAAGTATGCCTTCAGTTTCATCGTGCAGGCGGCAGTGGCGTAACAAGTAATCCACTCCGGGGAATAGTACGTCACCTGTTTGTTCACCGGCTGCCATGTGAGAAAATTTCCGGAGAGCCAGTTCCCGGGGGTGTCGCCCAGATTGGCGACACCCGACCTGATGGCACGGAACGTATTGGATGTTCCATCAATTATCACCGTGAAAGTTTTCACGATGTTCGGTTGAGTATAGAAATTTTCGTGGGAAATGAGATAGGATAGCCGGGATTCAATGATATCCCGGAGATCGATTGTTACACGGCCATCGCCTCCGGGTTCATACGTGGCATCGAGTAATACGGTGGATCCTTCCTTTAGTTGGAAGGTAATCACCGTTCCGGACGATAGTATGAATTTCTTAAGATTGCCCGACAGCGACAGGGCGTCAGGTTTCTGGATTATTGCAGCCATTACTTTCTATTTTTTCTTTATAATGACAAAAATGACAACTGATAACACAAGCGCTCCACCCAGGATCACCCATAGCCATTCCACTCCTTGTACGGGGCGGGAGTCTGATGTGACCTCCTTGTTTTCGGTCACAACAGAACGGGAACTGTCACGCTCCAAAGTGACGGAGGACATTCCATCTATGGAAATATAATGTCCCGATCTATCCAGTAGAGATAGCTGAGAGCGTCCAACGTCCCGCCATTCTTCCTGTATTCTTCGTATGACAGTTCCGGTTGAGTCGTATTCCGTGATCCGGACATACGTGTTATCCTGCTCGTTCGTCTGTGTTGAGTGATGTGCCTGAGATTGCTCTTCGACACGTGACGTGTCTTTTTTCGACTCAATCCGTTCAGTCCGGGTCTGGCCGTCAACTGTCCTCGATATATTTTTCTGAGACTTGCACCCAGCCAATAGCCCAATCCAAAGCACAGCGATAGCGCAATATATGTACACATAGTTTCCCATAATTAATAGAGCCAGACGACCTGTTGTGTGTGTGACGGACTGTCGTCCGCATGAATGTATGTTTTCGCAATGCCGATACGGGTGAAACCGGCTTTCAAGAGTGCGCTAATAACCAGGAACCGGTTACGGTCCGAGTTACACCGTATGTCGATCGCACGCCCCAGGGTGTGTGCACCGGTACCGGATCTTCCTTTCGATCGATCCCATTCGGGAGATCGGTAAGCGGAGTTGATAACAAACGGGATCCCCGCAATCTCACGGGCGGTATCAAACTTGCTCATCGTCGCCTGGTTCATGTCGTGTAGATGACACGACGGGGTGCAGGCACGGAACTCTGATTCTTTAAAGTACTTACTTGTTACCATTATCTTTGCTTTTGTAACCGACCATATTTTTTAACCGGTCGAATAATTCGGTTGATAATAACTCGTATATGAATTTGATTGCCGGATTAGCCGGCCAGATCAATTTGGCGTTCTTAAAGATATTGGTGAGATAAAAGTAAACGACTATATAGGTAAGCCATTTAACCGCCGTGACGCCGATGGAAGGTTCATCGATCAGGGTCGCCCCGTAATTAAGAAAGACGGTACAGGCGGCATAGAAGGTCAGTTGTGTGACCGCGCTGAACGCCTTCGATATTTTGAACTTTTCCTTGTTGATATGTACATCAGCAATAATGCCCATAATAATGTTGAAGGCGAATGATATGAACAGGAGAATCAAGGTTTCCCTGACAGGAATCAAGGTTGAAGTTAGAGCTGTAAAGAAGACCCAGAACAACTCCTTTGCTTTGTCGAAAAATACTTCCATTTCGGTTGATATTGTTTTCATTTTTATTTCAAAATTCGGGTATAATCATTGCCGGACAAAGGACAAGTCAAGGCCGGTCATCAATATATATATTTGTCGCGTCAACCTGCATTGTCGCTGAGTAATCGGCAACGATATCGGCCAGTTGGTCAAGACGATTTGTAATGACCGGATCAAACCAGAGGATGGGTCGGCGGTTACCAGTGCCTTGGAGTCCGGCACTGGATGAATCACGGAACTTGAGGCTACCATACCGGTCTATCCACCGGCCACCGATCACACCACCCTGGCCACGGCCAGCACCCTTGTGGATGTAAATCCCTTCACGGGCAAAAGAAAATCCTACCCGATTAACCTCCCTTTTATACTTATAGACATTCCCTTTCAATGAATCGGATAGATACACATCACGTTTAACCAGTGATTTGATAGACGCTCTGAGAGCCTGTTTGCTTTGCTCCGTCCAATCTTCCACATCCTTATTGAACTGAGCTAACGCCTCTTTATCCTGAGAGCGCTGGAATCTTTCTGTCTCTGAAATACTCTCAAGGGAGAGTTCGAAAGGAAGATTACCTAAGCCCTTCCCGGACGCACGCATCTGATTCGTCAACTTCCGTCGATCAAGAGCCTCTTCAATTCGTCTTTTTTGTAAGCTCATATTACACCCACATTTCAGGATCCACCTTATATTCAATTCCGCTCTCTGTTGAGAACGAAAGTATCACACCATAAAAATTACCGGCAATGGGGCCAAAGCCTTCGACCAGGAATGACCCCGGGTCAATGAACTCACAACCGTTCCGGTAATCGCGGGCATCGCACATCATTCGTGAAATTACCTGCATGGCCAAAGCCTTCGTTTCGTCCTGGGCCTGGAATACCGTATCTATGTCAGTTGAGTCCGTCTGCCGGGCGATGACAATACCATAGAGGGGTTTCTCTATCAGCGAATCAGGTTGATAATCGAACCCGCTGAACTTCCCATCGATGGCAATCAGTATCATGCCATGTGCCGCGGAGATATTCCGTTCCAATTCGGTCAAACTCGATTGTTCCGTCGCGCGGAAGAAATGGCAATCGTCATCGGTATGTCCGACCGGCTTCAGCCGGCGTGCAAGTGACTCGCAATATTCAAAATGTTTGTACTTCATTTTTTTCCCTTCTTATCAAGTTCTTCAATCCTGATAGCCGCCATCTCCATGCTGTAGAGGGCATCATACAAGAGGCTCTGGCGGACTTTCATCTTTTTCGTGACATCTCCTTCAGCCAGCACATCGATCACCCGCTGTTGATTGTCGAACACGTTCATATTCCCTGAGCCCGATCCGCTGAACACATGCGGAAAAAGGCGTTCAAGGAAATGCAGCGTTCCAAGATAATACCAGAGGATCACCGTCCTGGCCTCTTCCGGCATGCGACGCACGTTCGCCACACGTTGTTTGCCGGCACGGGTCTTGTATATCACGTTGATCAACTCATTAACCGCTTCCGGTTCAGAATTCAACCGGCTTTGCCAGGTCTGCAGCCAGACGAACTCATCATACGTGATATTGTCCAGGGCATCATTCGGACCATAAAGGAACACATGCCCGCATCGAACCTTTTTGAAATGGTTTACGGTCAGTCTCGGGGACAACTCCTTAACCCCATCATGTTCTTCAAACAGGTAATCAAAGACGGCCAATACGGATGAGAGTTCACCGGCAGACAGCGCGTGACGTCCTTTCCGTGTCTTTACCAGAAATAGGCCGCTACCCAGGTTCTTCTTTACCGATCCCCCTATACAATACAGGAAGAATTTCAACTGCATTTCTACATACGTCAGTTCTGTTTTACTTGCAATCCGGCTCAAGGCGACCGATTGTGACCGGGTTATCTCATTCCATGTGCCCGGCACCTGGTAGACGGCATCATCAATTCTTATCGTTCTCATACCCCTCCCTTCTTGCACCTGCTACAAATATTTTCTTGTCTTTTGAATTGTACTCCAGAGCCTGTCCATCCGGCTCAACCTCCCCGTTTTCCACCAATGCCTCAAGCAATGCCAGGCGCCAATACTCCACCTGGTCGGCGTAGTAGTTCCCGGTATCTTCCCTGTCATCATACAAAGGCCTGATCACGGGCTTATATTCTGCCCTGTCTCCCGGAATCGACCGCTGAGACCTGGTCGTCTGGGAAGTATGCAGCATGGCTACACGCGAGCCAGTATATGCTTGCAAGGCAGAAAGAATGTCATCGGGGAACTTTACGGTCTTATACTTTTCCCGCACACTTTTTGGTAGCAACCGGCAGGTTTCCGTTTGCTCAATCCGGAGGATCAGGGTGCGGAGATGGAAAAATGTCAGGGTACTGTAATCAATATTCACCAGACCTTTATCCTGAAATTCAACAGCAGATGAAAACAGCGACGTTTTGAAATTCCGTTGGATATTATCCCCTGCCGGATATTCATTGGGATGTTTTTGCATATAATCCAGCGCCTTGTCAAGGTTCGCCCAAGCGCGTTCGTACAGGCTTTCTTCCGCCCGTTCTATCTTGGCGTCACTTGCCGGCGCCTCTTTATCTGTCCGGAGGACGGTATGACCGGTCTCGCCAAAGCTGATACTGAATTCATCCGTAGCCAAGGCGAGAGAGAAAGGTCCAAGGGCGCGGCACAGATACTCACGCAGCAGGTCATCATCGTCATTAACCAGGGAAGAGACCAACTCGGAACCAAAATAAGGCACGATATACCGGTCCTGCGCATCGGCAACAAACATACGGTACGTATCAAAATTCTTTGAGGTATTTATTTTTACGTACTTTCTCAACTCATCGATTGATTGAATTAGTAGATCCATGACGTTATACTTTAGTGTTACCTATTTGTTTCTCGGCGCCGGTATTCTTGTCCAGCGTCGTCAACATGATATTGGGTATCATGAAGTCGATATCTTCCGGCCAGCCATTAATAGCCTTCACGACCCGGAGCGGTTGCACCAGAAGATCCCTTGTCGGCTTCATCATACTTTGTTTGATGATGAAGAGTTCCCGGGCCTCCGTGCCGTTGATATTTTTGTTCTTTCCGGGACTTGCTCCCTGCAGGCTTGGATGCACCCCCATGGCATAGCAGATGGCATTGCTCGCCTCTTCCGAATCCTCAATGTATTCTCCCCCTTCAATGAAGCTTTTAATAGGGGTAATGATGAGATCCTGCACCTGGATCGACTTGTCTATATACTTATATTCTATTTCCGAAGCGATGTTTTTGCCGGCATTTTCTTTCCCGGACAGAAAGGATTCCAGGTCCTCGAAGAATTGTTTTTTTCTGGCAACTTTCTCCTTTGGATCCGTGATATTCTCCGCTTTGTACATATCTTCGAAATAACCTTTACGGTACTGGACATGATACTTCAGTACCATCTGGTTCTTCATCAGGTTCATCTTGAACTCCGGAATAGCGCAGGCGAAATCAAACCAATGCGATTCGAAGATTGACCACCAGTATGCTTTCTGGTAGTAGAACTTACCGGGTGAAGGCTGACCGATGTGCAGCATGTAGCGGCTGTCGTTCAGCTTCACTTTATTTCCGGTCCTTCCCGGCCGCTGTCCTAACTTCACACGCAGATCGTACAGGGGGTTATCGTAATCAAGTAGTCTGGTAACAATCACCTTTCCCTCTCCTATTATCTGGTTATTCCAGTCTGCGGAATAGCCATGCCATTCTATCTCCCCGTTATCATTCATCACCGACAGCCGGGAAAATGCGGCTTCTTTAAACCGGATCTGTACGATCTTTGTCCTGGCTTTATTGAAGATCAATTCAATGAATCCATTGTGCAGCAACGACAGGTCATGAGATAATTCCTGCTGTATTAGCGAATAATTATTCTCTTCGAGGAATGAGAAGATCTCCGGCGCTTCGGACCTCATGAGCGGAATATGCTTTATTTCGCCGGATTTTTCGTCAACTTTCACCCTCGCCGGCATGATAGGTTCACCATAGCCGATCCGGGCATTGAAATCAAGGTTGGAGGCAAGTACGTTGTTCTTGTATGAAAGGTCAATTAATTTAGATGGCAGGTCATTATTTTGCCCCCACGGGTAGAATTCTATAGAATCCTTATGTCCCACGGGGGTTACGGGAATTCCCTTTTCTGAGCCGGAATCCTTTGTCATCCCGGTACTGTTTGTCATCTCCGTTACCAGGGCAGGAGCATCACCTTCCAGGATCGCATAATTCTCAAATATTTTCATAGGTAAACTCTTACGTGGTTGAATTCAATGATCGTTACGCGGCGGATTGTCCGGGGAGTAATCTCGCCTTCAGGAAGGACGTTAAGTGTCGTCCCTTTTGAATGTAAGGAAGTGAGGACACACCTCGTGTATTCCCTAACCTCTCCATTTTTTTTGACGTATTTCAACTGGAACGGGAGCGGATCTCCGGACGCGTCGGTCCGTTCCATCATTTCCCATAACCTGCTTTGCTTGATTAGTTTCATCGGGCTTCTTTTTTGCACAAAAAAAGCCCGATTACACGGGCAGGCAAAGGACAAAAAAAGCCTCCGGAAAACCGGAGGCCAATCGTTGATTAAAAAACAAAGGCTCTTATAGCGTTACATTGTAAGGGTAGATTCTTTCAACTCATCCGCCATTCTGTTGAACGCCTCTTTTACTTTCTGAAATTGCTTTTGCGACATATTTTTCGAACCTGCAGCATAATGCCGGAAGTTAGACGGGCTCATCCCCATATATTTTGCAGCCTTTGTAACATTTAGAAAATCGAAATGATTGAAGAAGCTGGGGAAATCAAATACCCAATCCACTTCCAATTCGGGGAAAGATTCGTCCGGATACTCTTCTTTCATTTCATCGTAAAATGCAAAGCAATCCTTTTTTGCTTCTTCTACGGTAGAACCGGCCCCACCCAAATCAAAATGTTCGAAAGGATAATCACATGTGCAGATATATCCTTCAGGTCCATTTTTTGTAATTGTAATCGTGACTTTTAATTTTTTCATACCCATTTATTATTATGTTATTGTATGAATGTTGATTAAGAACAGGAGGATTAACCCCTCCTGTTCTTTTTGGCTTTTTCAATCATCGACTTGGCTAATCTCTCATCGATATCCTTATGTCTTGGAAGTGGAAAATTTCGTCCATTTTCATAACTCCAGATCTCGTGGTTACCGCCTTGCCGGTGAAATTCGCAGCCCAAAGCTCTAAGCTTTTGTTGTAAAAGTAAAAGTTTCATAGATCGCTTTGTTTTTAAATCAACACTACAAAAATACGCATATTTGCGTACATATGCAAATAAATTCGCAATTATTTTCAATAAAATGCAGATAATTCTAAAAAAAGAGCCGCGATATCACATCGAAGCCCTTTTCCAAAAAAAAAAATGTTATACCTACTATTCGTCAGGCAGGAGTATGATGAACAGTTCTCGAAGCCTGTCATACGCCACCTGTTTCTCTTCCCTCGTGGATGCCGGGTTCATGAGGACATCCAGCAACTGGATCGCTTGCTCCCTGATCATAACGCGCCTCCTTTCTTTTTCGGGACCGAAATCTCACATTCCCTCAGATCATGAAACATATCCCGGAGGCTATACATAAAAAAGAACAACGAAGACCTTGTTTCGAATGTTTCCAGAAGTACAATAGTATCTTCATCATACTTAAGTAGAGATAGATACTTAATCACGTCATCAACGCCTTCATATTCCTCGCCCTGCTGCATGAACCGGAACAGGGGCTCCACGTTCATCAATTTTCCGGTGTAAGGGTTTAGCGCCATTACCGGATCACCTGCTACCTCTTTCATGCCCTGGTTCCTCCCACTGGCTGGATGATGGTCCGGTAGGTAGAAGATCCCAACGTGTAGGAGATTTCCATACTGTGCCCATTACTGTTACGGTAACCTTTTGCTGATTGGATTTTTGCACCTCTCGGCAGGGTGCCGATGGCGGTGTTCGTCCGAACACCTGTGTTTTCTGTTTTCATTTTTGTAGTACTTTAAAATGATGAATATTAGCGCGGAAACAAAGAGGGTTCCGCTTTCCCGTTGTACTACACCTGCAAGAGGCAGCGGGCGCATTAACGCTCCACACGGGGGTCGGAACCCAAATAGTATATGTATAGGCATAAAAAATGCCCGCGAAATGGCGAGCCTATCCCGCCCCTTGCAAAATGTAGTACTCTGCAAAGATGAGTAATATTTTTTAATTGGCAAAGAATTCCCCGGGAAATTTTTCCAGGGAATACATTATTTCACTCTCGATAAACCGTTTGCTCTTTAGTTGCTACATCTTCTATAATTAATTTTTTCATAGTCCAGTTTCGTAATTCAGTCCAATCTTTGCCATTGTGATCCATCCATATTTTATAGACATACTCAGACTTGACTCCAAATGCATTTTTTGCGGTAAATTTACCCAAAACTATAGCACTCCCATATCCATCTGTTTCATGTACCACATCCCTATTGAATTTAGCTTCCTTAGGGTATTTGAGTTTCTGCTTCACGAAATCTTGTGCGGTAATATAACACTTACTCTTGTCTCCATAAACATTAGATTGGGCAAATACTCCGGCGTTCAACACCAGCACAAATAATACAAGTAGTACTTTCTTCATGATTTTTCATTTTAAATTAATTTCACAAACATAGCAAAAAAAAGCATACGCACGGTATGCGCATCCATTTTTTTACAAGCTCAGACCGATTGCAGCAGGCCGCAAACCGTCTGTCCATCAGCGGTATCACGCGCGCGTGATGATTTTTCAGGGACGGCGCGCCGTCCGTGGCATATTACGCCGATTTCAAAACTTGATTTTACGAGTTTTTGACAGGGCGCTGCGTGGACTTCCGTCAGATAAAAGGGAATATATTCCCTTTCAAAACCCTTTTTTAACTTAAAATCAATATTTTACATTTCCAAAAATAGGAATAGCGTGAGAAACTTTAACTATACTTTAACATTGCTTTATATATCAATACATTACGGCTTATTTTAATGGAATCTTTGCTCATTTAATATCTATGAAAGAAATTTTACGGGAAAGATGTTAAACGCAGGTTGAAACAGGGATAAACAAACCGGTAGGACAGGTTAACATGAGGCAGGTCAATAGTTGAATATTTACACTTATTCCGCTATTGTACAGATAGTTATATTTTCGTATATTTGTAACAGATAATTAAGGAAGTGAGACCCCTTACATTATCAATAAGTATTCACATTTTAATTTATTTTTTTATGGAAACAAAAAAAGAAAAATCCGTTATGGATAAGGTGCATGTGGTTAAGGTTGCACCAAGTAAAACGAGTGAAAAAAACGCAACCACCGAACCTCCCAAGGTGGAAGAAAAAAGAGCGGAACAAACTTTGTCGCTCTCTCAATTGCTTGAAAAACAACTCTCGGAAATCAAACGTAAAAAACAACTCGCAGACAGACGGGATATTTTCCTGAAAAAGAGCGAAGAACTGGAAGAGTGCTTGTCTGAACTCAAACAGGAGCAGGAAGAAGGTAATTTCACGACCGATAATTTTACACTGATCTTTGCGAAGAAAAACGGCTACCGTGATGATGATGCTTTCAAAATCAGCAATCCCGCTTTGATGTCGAAATTCTTGACATCCCTTCAAATTGAGATCACCCAGGCGGTAAAAGTTATTGAGGATGAACTTTTGAAAGATTTGTAAAAAAAACGAAAGGCGGTGCTATGGTGTGAGACCGCACCGCCTTTCTTCACATTTTAATTTTTGGAAAACTAAAACATCACAAAGGTATGAAAACAAAGGTAGACAAGCAAACAAAAATTAGAGCGAAACGGCAGGAATTAAAGGGGCTGAGTATGCCGATCAGGTTATTGGTCAAAGAGGGCAGGTTTGAAACAGTAAACGAGGGCCTGAAAGAAATCTATGCAGAAAAAGGGCATACCGTATTGAAGTCATTAAGGCAATGGAACAATGATGGCAAAAGCGTGAAGAAAGGAGAAAAGGCACTTATGCTCTGGGGATCTCCCCGTAAATTCGAGGTAGTGAATGAAGATACAGCCGAAATTGACGAAATGGACTATTACCCAATCTGTTTTGTTTTCTCAAACTTGCAAGTAACGGAAAGGAGCGAAAAATGACACGGGAAATTAAGGTATGTAAGAAGTGGCAAGGGCAGAAAAATGTACCGTCTATCAACCTGCAAGGCTTGTATTTGCAGGAATATGGTTTTAAAATTAATGATGTCGTGAGGGTTGAATTTTATAAAGATGAAATCCGGATAAAGAAGATGAGCGCACAGATGATTTTAAAGGCCATGGCGGAACGTAATCCCGATTTGAATAAACTAATCAGTGAGTTCGATTGCGTAGTCTGTGAGTGATCTGTGAAGCCGTGAGGGGGATATTTCGCCCTTTACGGCGCTACTTTCTTGTAGGGGAACAAGAAAGTAGCAAAGAAACCCCAAGACATTCTCTTCGAGAACAGAGAGGTTTAATAATATTTAAATATTATATCATCCCTGTATCATACCATTTAAGATTATATCTGGAAAAAATATGAAACAATGCATTAGACATTATCGGTCTTGCAGAGAATACATTTAACCGAATAGTACTTCTATCAATTCTATTTGAATTATAGTAACCTTGAAATTTTGTTTCACTTGCAAAAACAGTGAATATATTTCTCACCTCATCATCTTGCAAATCTCCTACATTTTTTCGGACAGTTACGACCAATCCATATTGATCGGTTTGCGGAGAAACCTGTTTTTGATTTATTAATGAATTTATTTGTGAACTTAGGTTTTCTATTTTTTTAACAATAACTTCTTGATCACTCCCCGGAGTAACAACTTTTTCCATGGCAAAGTTCTCCTCTGCCCTATAGATTGGATTGTCAGGTTTTTTATCATCTAAGGCACTTATAATAGTAGGCTCTAAACTATTTTTCAACTTCTCAACGCCCAACATATCATCATCATAGAATATTACACGTTCAGGCTTGAGGTCGAATGGTAAATCGGTCCCATTTTCAACTACGCAAACCACGGGAAGCCGCTTAGCGTGTCTGACAGCTAATTCATACATAACGTTTGGGTTTAATCCTGTCAAATTAGCTATAACAAGTTCATCCTTCAATAGATGCTTAATAATCTGTGTGGTTATTGAACCTGGTAAATTAATTTCATGAGGCACTATAGCTTTAAAATCTAATCTCTTTAACACGGGTTTTATAACTGAACTTATTAGTCCGTCAGCTTTTCTGCGTATTTCAGATCTTTCTTCACCGATAGGGGTAACTATAAAACAATTTTTAGTATAAGCCGAGTCATTTTCTTCAGCTTTTTCTTGATCTTCAACCTTTTTTGCTTTTTCTGCCATAATACCTCATTACTTTTAAAATGAGTCACAAATATAAGAATTAAAATGAACACTCTACTTATTTACATTTATTAATAAACAAATATAATAAGTTATTCTTTTTATTTTCCCAAGAAAACTACACCGGTGGAGATCCCGGAGGGTTCGGTGTAGAAGAAGTTCATGCCGACAAAGAGGGTGTCCCAGGCGTCAGTGATGTGGGTTTTGAGTTCGTCAGGTGCCTCCGGGGAGTCGGGTTCGCGCTCTGGTGATTTGTCTTTCTCGAATCCGTTTTTGCCGGTCTTGACGCCGGTCTGTTCCATAGCGATCTTCAGGAATTCATTATTGTACAGGTTGAACACGGGGAACAGGAGATCTTCATCGCCCTTCAGGGCGCGGTCAATCTCTTTGTGCCGCCAGTCGTGCCGTGGCTGCTGGCCTATGTACACCTGTGTGACCTTGAAGCCGGCGGTGGTGAGTTCACGGGTGATGGTGTCGGCGTAACTCTCGTCGTCCTTACCGGTCTCCCAGACAAAGGTGTGGTCGAAGTAGAAGACTATCTCCCGGTTGATCTTGTTGCGGTAGTAATGCCCGATATTCTTGCAGAGCTCAGGCAGCTTCTCGGGGGTCTTGACGAAAAATGATTTGAGGGTGCGCATCTTATCACCGTCTTTTTGTCCCACACATGCGCCGGAGATGGCGGCGTTGGAGTCGAAGGCAATATGCAGCGGTTCGAGGGTGCGCAGGTCGTCATCATTCAGGCAGTCCTCAGTGTCGAAATTCAGGCCGTAGGATTCCTTGACGTCCTTCGGGATGTAATAATGTAGATTGTCATCCAGGGCGGAATAAAAACCATTAGGCACCCGGAAAATGCGCTCATTCAGGAATGCGGTCCGCCAGATGAGCGGCGGGTTATCGCGCTTCATCTGCCAGATGAAATCTTCACCCAGGACTTCGAGGTTATCGAGCACGTCGTATTCGCCATAGTAGACCGTGTATTCCCGTTTCTGTTTGATGAGCGGATCCGGCCGGCGTACTTTCTGATATCGGCGGGCCATGTTGATATCACGGGAGAGCTCCCGGATCATCCGGAGATCCCACTCCGACGGATTCTCCTTCAGTCGGTATTTCTCACGCTCTTTGTAGAGTACCTTGATGAGATTGATATGATCAGGATCCATATCCTTCTCTTTGTCCAGGACCCACCGTCCGGCCTTGGTGATGGGCATGTCGGTGGTGTATAGTTCGGAATGGTGCCAGGGGCAGCCGTCGAATTGTGCCCGGTTACCACGGTTGGCGGGGTTTACTTCGGATTTTATTTTTTCATAGTCGAGAAATTTGGCTTCCGGTCCGATTACCCAGTCGAGCGACATGGAGTTGGCGGACATGGCGTTGGCGAACGACAGGATGATCATGACGGTACCGTTCCAGAAGTGCACGCAGTTCTGCCATGCATCGCGGAGCGGTTCCCTGAAGGGGGCGGCGAAGTTCGCGGATTCCGGGGCGCGCCGGCCAATATAATAATGACGCTCCGGATAATATCCCCACATCTTGAGTCCGTTGATAAGCGCCGGCAGGGTATTTCCCCAGGCTTTGGTGAATGACGGCGAGATCATGGCGCCGGTGGATCGCGGCATCGCCCATACGTTCCTGAGTACAAATGGGGCATCTACTCCTTCGGACTTGCCAGTACCGCGGGAGGCCACGACATAAGTTTTGTTTGCCTGGATCATCATTACTTCCCGTTGCATGCGGTTGAAGTACTTCTGAGACCGGCGGCGTTCGGCGCGTAATGGTGTGTGAGGGGTAGAATCCATGGGGTTATTCTTCCTTGATATCGACGGCGTCTTTGGCCAGGTTGGACTTGAACAGGGCGCGGAGCTCACGGCGGCGCTGTTCGATATTCTCAATCGGTTCCACGTTCTCCAGCAGGTCGGGATCGGCGGCCGGTTCGATATCGAGCGGTATCATTTGTGACCAGTCGAAATCATTATCCGGTTTATCGGACATGGTGTATTTTCCAATTTTGTCCAGGGCCGCGGCCATGGCCTTGCCATCTTGTTTTATTTCCGCTATCTGATATGCTTTCTTGGCTCCTTCGATAATCATGTACCGGTACCAGTTTTTTGATGCCAGGCGGATATTCCCAATGATCTTGTGCACGGCGGCAATATCGCGATATGCCGTTGATTTTGCGACGGGAGAAAACAGACCGGCATAGCCGGCCTCCAATTCTTCGACCAGGGTTTTGTCGGAGATAAGAGGATCGTCCATCTTCTGAGAAAGGCAGAATACCCACCGCTTCCGCCGTTCGTTTTCGTACGGCGTTAGTTTTTCGGCGGCCTCACTGTCTTTGAGGTAGAGCGCGGATTCTATTTTCTTGAAGGATTCGTCGTTCATGTCCAATCGGGATGTTCTTTTTCAAATTCAGCCAATTCCACTGTTTTACCGGCAAGTTCATGCGTGGAGTCCCGGAGATATTGTATTTTTCCCTCTTTGATGAAAGAGTGGCAAATATTCATCTTTTCTTTGGTTGGATAACGAACAAGGAGTGAGGGAGAAATGGTAGGCTTTTCCATATCTCCATTGAACGACCACCGGGTATCTATTGAATGAACCATATCACAGCCGGGGCAGTGGAATACGTAATATCCTGATGGTTCTATCGGGTGAAATCGTGCCATGTTATTTATCAATATTTTGTTCCTGCAGGAATTTTTCGGCCAGTGGTTCGGCTGCAGGAGATCCGGCCTTGGCCAACTTGATGATGTTCTGGCGCAGGTGCAACTTGGTTGCCAGGCGCCCGCGATGGAACGCTTCGTATTCGGGTGATCCCTGGTGTGACCGGCACCGGATAGAAAATGACTTGCGTTCATCGGCGGGTATGGCGATGAGGATAGCGATCTCCCCGGGCGTGAGCAGGGCGGCGGATAGTTCTTCGATGCGTTGCAATTGTTCGTCGGTCATAGTTCAATCGAATATGAAGGGTATGGAGTCGTTATCAAATACATTGTCGTAATATGACCGGTAGTAGTCGTACATTACCGTATCGGTTGTGATGAATCCAGCTTCATGACGGGGGTTGCGGTTCATATTGGCGCTACCCACTACAGCAAGGCTGATCATGCGGTTGTGGCAGAACATGACCTTCATGTGTGTGGATGACAGCCGTACCTGGTCGGCAATGCCTGCAGAGAAAAACATCATGTCAATCTTATGCCGTCGGACGTTATGGTCGAACAGGAACCGGGCAGTTAGTATCTCCCCGCGGTCCTTCATGAAGAAAATAGGGCGCAAGGCATCCTCGCTGACATTGAAAGTTGCGATTGCCAGGTGGAACGGACCTATATAGGGAAAAAGAAAGGGCAGCAACTCATGTACCGCCCATTCTCCTTTGTGGGCAAAGGGAATTGTTTTTCCCGGGAGAGGCCCGAAGGGGAAATATTGCCTGAACAGTTTCCCCATTACTCTTTCTTGAACAGGGATTCCAGTTCGGCAAGTTCCTTTTCGTAGGCTTCTATTTTTTCCTTTGCATTTTCGGCCTTCTTTTCGTTCTTTGCAGCTTCGTGCTTGACCAGCGCCTCCCGGTTGCGAGTGATGTAACTCTTCAACTGCCCGATGCGGAGGGCGGTCTGACGCCCCAGGTCGAACATGTTCTGTTCGACCTGTTTTTCCTGGTCGGACTTTTCCACATTGGGATTGAACGATTCGATTTTATCCCAGATGGCACGGCGTTCATCGTCGAGTTTCACAAGCTCCGTCCGGAGGGCGGCACGCTTGTCGTCGGCGATCTTCTCATCGGACATGTCGGCATGGATCTTAGCCATAACCGGCACGATCTCCTTGAGCCGGTCGCGCTCTGCAGAGAGTTCTTCCGGAAGGGAGTTGATATCGATCTTGTCGCCGGATCCTTTTTCATTGCCAGTGGTGCCGGTGGTGGCGCCGGTTGATACCGGTGAATCGGATTGCGATGCGGCATACAATCCAGGATTGGAACGCAGACGGTTGAGAACGAAAACAACCTGGTTGATGAGTAGCGGGAAGCGTCCGGCGGGATCAAATTGGGGTGTATCGGCCACTCCATCGTTGAGAAACTTCCCGAAGTTGTCCTGTTGTTTCTTGTTGGCGAAACGGTTGAAGTATTCCAACCCTTCCGCATATTTACGTTTCGGGTTTTTGAGCCAGTTTTGAATTTTTTCCAGCATAATGTTTTACTTGTTGATTAGAAAAAAACCGGCAGGAGGCGGGTTTACGCCCCCATACCGGGAAAATCAAAGAGAACTATGGACCAGGCTCGGTAGAGTCGGGATTTTCGATTGCATCGATATCGATGGGAGTGCCCAGGACAATGAAGGGGCAGTGACTGTCGGCCTCGAACGTGAAGGTGAATCCACGGCGATCGGTCCGGGCAGCACCTCCAGCGAATGCCGGCTTTATGGTACACGGCAATCCTTCGGATCCTACCATGTACTGTACTCCGTTGGGATCTTCGAGGATGAGATATCCTGCGGTATTGTTCACTTTGCGGGCAAAGGCACCGGCTTCGGGCTTGGCTCCGGGGTGGATGAACTGGCCGAACTGCCGGAATGATTGTCCGTCTATTTCGCCCTGATTCTCGGCATCGAGCTGCACCGTCTTATCGGTGGCGTAAATTAATATAGGCTTATCTGCCGCATCCTTGAATGTGAAGGCGCCTTCGGCAGTGACCAGATCAGCGGCGGTGGAAGTTGCGTCAATAGCCGGCAATTTAGGTACGGCGGAGACAGAACAAGCGGGTATGAACAGGAGCCGGTTCTTGTAGCCGCCCATGTTTTCTGACCCGCACGGCCAGTTAAGCGGGCCGAATCCGACGGGCAACGCCATAGCCAGGGCCATGCCTCCCTCAAGGTTGATCTGTGCTATTACGATAAAGATGACGGCCAAAAAGAGCAGGCCAATAATTTTTTGTGCAAAATTTTTCATTTCTTTTTGAAATTTATTGATTGAAAAAAAGGAAGGGACGGACGGATCCGTCCACTATCCCTGCTTACTGATAGTCGCCGGCGAGGTTTTCAATGGCGTTGATCTCTTCGTTGATCATGAAGAGTTTCGGATGGATATCCTGTATACGGGTGTCATACGCAGCCTGGATCCAGAACTGCACTTCGTTGGGATCGTTGTCAATGTTCCGCACCTGGACGAATTGTTCGTCGGTTTTGTTACGGACGCCGACATCGAGCAGTCCGGGTTTGATAAGCATCAGCTGGTCACCGGTGCCGTATTCGGGTTCGGTGATGATCTGCAGGCGGGGCAGGTTGGCGTCGTCGCGCAGCAACTTGACTGTGTCCTCGAACGTGGGATCGGTATGCGCCTGTACGCGGGTCTTGTAGGACTGGCGAACGGCAAGCATTATATGATCGGAGGCGTAGAGTAGCTGCTCTCCCTGGCGGAGGTAGAAGTTTGCCTGGCGGAGCCAATCAACCAGTTTCTGGTAGTCATCTACCGGCGTCTCCGTGGTACCGGTACCGAATTTCCCGGAGTTCACCAAATTCTTGTTGGCGATAGAGATCTCTCCGGCTGTTTTCAGCAAGTTCAATTTGTAATTGAACCCGTTGAACGCAGTTGACGGCGAAAGTACATCTTCATCCCGCTGGGCGGTGAAGAGGTTGAAAGCCACGTCTTCTCCTACGGAGATGACCATATCACGAAGAATGAGAAATTCCAACGGGTGTTTCTTGGTCTTGTTATCGACCGGGTTCCCCTGGTTGGAGATGATGTTCATCTCTTCGTAATTGGTGACGTTGTCTTTGTTTTCCGCAAAAACGATCTCCGGTTTCAGCGCGGCTTCGTAGAACTTCATGAGTTCCTTCTGGTCGCCGAGCGTAAGTCCGACAGAATAAGGTGCCAAAAGTCCGGCCTTCCGGCGTTTGTTCTTGATGATGTGCTCTCCTGAGGGCACATTGACGATGTTAAGGCGCATCTTCTTCGCGGTATCGTTGAGAGACCGGAATGGGAGAACGCGCAGCACGGGATCCCATTTTTTTGCGGCAGAAGTTAGGCCTGCGAAATTAATTGGTTTGGGCATGATAATATTTTTTGAAATTTTACAATAAGCCTTGTTTTTCCGCTTCGTCAATGACGGCGAATGGATTATCGGCATTCTTGGTCGCGAAATCGACTATATCCTGCTTTTCGCCGGAGGCTTCAGCCTTGGCGGTGATGGTCGCCGGCTGTTCGGCCGGATTTTCATCGAGATCTTTCTCCAGTTCCTGGACGCGTGAGTTTGAGGCGGTGAGTTGGCCTTCAAGTTCCGTGATACGCTCGTTGGCGGCATCAAGACTTGCCTGCAGACCGGAAGAAGAATCTTCGTTTTCTGTCCCGTCGCCCTGAAGGGCCTGGATTACAACTTCGGAGGTAACTTCCTCCGGCTTGACATCCTCACTGTTTCCTACCATTGCGTTGACAATGGCATCGAAGGAGTCGGCTTTGGCTTTCAGTTCATTGAACTGACTGACTGTAAGAAGTTTTACTTTCATACAAAATAATTTAGGATGTTATGGAATGAATCAATGGAATCAACGAGCCCCATTTCGAGGGCCTGGTCGGCATAGAAGAGTTTGCCGGTCCCCCACTCCTCCCGCCCTACCTTTAACTTATCACCCCGGTTTTCCTCTACCATGGAGAGAAAAAAATTGTTGAAATGATCGGCACGTTGACGCAGGGGATCGAAGTTACCTTTGAGAGCTTCGCGGACTTCGCTGTTTTTGTCTTTTGAAGACGTGGCATAGACCTCAATGAGGTTGATACCTTCTTTCTTCAGTTTCTCAGAATAATCAACCAGGGAAATGTATGTGCCGATGGATCCAACTTCCGCCGTTTCGTTATTCGCAACGATGATATCGCAGGCAGAGGCAATGCCATAGGCTGCAGAGGCAGCGAAATCTGAGACGAAAGCGATTACCGGCTTGTTTCGCAGACCCAATTCGGCAACAAAGTGCCGCATGGCATCACCGGACCCACCTCCGGAATCGATGTTCAGCACGATTCCTTTTATACGGTCACAGGCAAAACAACGGTGGAGAAGGCTGCCTTTTGTGACCATTCCGGAAGGTCCGCAATCCTGATCGTACTTGGTAATTGCACCGTTGATATTGATAATAGCGATTGATTCTTCCGGAGCATCTTCCGGGGCGACGTCATAACCGTATTCTGATAGCTCAAAACCGGAGAGATTCTTCACGGCCAGTTGGAGGTCGTTCCGGCTTTGGTCGGAATCGGTTTTCACCTCAAAAGGTAATGGATATCCTTTGAGCCAGGCAATCACCATGGGGAGGTATGCGGCAGCGCGCGAAGTTTCCATGAGCCATATATTTGCTAAAATTCCGTGCTTATGTAACATTGTTCCAATATTTTACGCAATGTTACCGGATTTAGGCAGGTAAAAAAAGGACTATCACCCGGCGTGGCAGTGCAGGTGATAGCCTATGTTTCCAGGACAGACGGGTTAAAAAAAATCACAGCATAATATCAGGGAACCAGTATCAGCGGCGGGGTTACTTGCTTTCCCGTGAATTTTACAGTCTCTCCGACGGCGCCATCCGCACGGTCGGATAATATGGGCACGCAGGATCCGGTTAGCGGATACTCCGGAGTACCGAATACTATCTGTTCCTGCATTGGATTCGTACAGACAGCTATGTATTTATTGAAGGGGATGAATTTTATCCCGGTGGATTTTTTTGCGGAAATTGTAAGGTTTACCTGGTAGATTATACCGGATTTTTCATGCGTGTCGGTAACGGATGGGGAAATACCGCCTTTTTTTGCAGAAATTCCAGAAAATTCCCAATTTTCCTTCAGGGTGATACTGACGCATCCACCGGTGACCCGGAAGCCGGCAATATGTTTTGTCTCGATAATACGGACGTCAATGAATCCGCCCATTCTGTCTGTTGATGTCATATTTTTATGCTTTATAATTATCTGATATTCAATGAGTGGCAAGTTTTGCGAAAGTTTTACGAAACTTTTGCGAAAAAAAAAGGACAAACAGGGTAGTTTGCTAACCGTATTTTTCTCCAGTTTTTTCGGTTTTTTTCCGGTTGTATTGATTCCGCCGGTAGCGGTAATAGTCCTTGATGAACGCATCTTCTGATATGCCGGTGATTCCATACTCAGACATGAAGAAATAAACGGTATCGAGGTAATTGATGCCTTTGCGCTTGTTTTGCCGCATACGGTGATGAATTTCCGCGAACAGAAGTTCCTCTATATATTTCTCGATGATCATTGCCGCACGAGGCGAGAGGTAATTGTAGTATTCCGGTTTTTTTCCAACCGAACGGCTGGGCAACGCGATCTCCAGGTTACCGGTATCAACGGGGGCGTTGGCCGGCCGCCTGGCCATGAGATCCCAGACGATTATATAGAGGTCTGAATCATGGGGGAGGGTCACGGGACCATCCTGACAATGATTGTATTTTCCCTTTACGTATTCGGCGAGGTGGGTTTTGATTTTTATCCTGGTGCTTATCATATCAACAACATTCTATGTATGACAAAGATAGTGAATTATGATAATATTTTACTCATTCTGATTAATATATTACACATACGGGTCTGCCGTATCCGGTGAAAAAATCGTGCAGAAGTACAACCGTACGGCATAGGCTATAATAAACATTGTATATCAACGTATTAAGTTCTGAAAAATACCGTACAGTTTTCCGTACTAAAATTTTTTTCCGTACTTTTTTGCGTTTTTGGGTAAAAAGTACAAATAGTGCAGAATAGTACGAAAATAGTACGGCTGCTATTTTATTCATTATTAACACGTTAAATGTCATTTTGTCAGTCTTCGTACGAAAGTTCAATTTTATTATTGATTTTTCTATAGGTCATTTTTGAAAAAAAAGAATATAATAAAAAGAATATATTATATGTCTCCTTTTGTGTTGATATCTAAACGTTTGTAAGTAATTTTCGGTGTTTTATTACAACTCCATCACATTGAAGGTGTCAACTATCCTTTCATAGGTTGACACTTCTCCGGATTTTTTTGGTACAGAGGACCTTTTACCATGGTACCATTCACGGATTATCAGATTTTGTCTTTTTAATATGATATCGGTTACATTTTGTTTTGTGCAGCAGCTGTTATTTTCCCGGTACCTCTCATGGATAACTTACATTCTGCTTTCGCGCCGCTCCCATTATCCCGATTTTCGCATCTGTACTTTTGTCCTAATTTATAAATCCTACAGGAAAGGGGTGCAAGGGGAAAACCAACGAACCCCTGTGCGAATAAAGGCACGGTCCCGGAGGGAACCATGCCTTATAAGGTGTTCAATTTTGCTTATTGCTGTCAAATGTTTATTCTCTCCAGTATCATTCGCAAAATCTCACGCATTTATTACAGAACGCTGGACGCGTTCTGAGAGGGTTATTGACCGGTGAACGAATTGTAGTTGAACCCTGCCATGAAATTCCGCGCGGTGTTTTGCACGGAATATCCTTTCACCCGGAGTATCTTTCCCGGTATCCTCACCTGTAGGATATAAAAGCGGCAGCGTTTTCCCCCACGCTTTTTAAAGCGGATTGAACGCAGATCGGGAAAAGAGGATTGCAGGAAGAGCACGAAGCACCGGGCGGCGGTATCGTCCATAGAGTGGATAAGGTTGCGAGTGGATGAGTCGGATTTCGCTCCGGATAGCGTTGCCGGCAAGGTACTGTTGTTCGCTTGCAAACAAATGGTTTCTGTGTAAGGCATACAGATGAATTTATTCGTGTGGCCGTAAAAATAAAGAAGGTACAGCCTTTCCCTCTGCCTTACACTTACTCGAAGCAGTGGCGCCATTAAGCGTCCACGAGGGGGTACTGTACCTATATGGTAGATTGGGAAAGGGGCATAAAAAAAGCCGCTATCCCTGATAAGAAGCGGTATCCCGCTTCGAGAACATGTAAGGCACTGCAAATATGGTGATATTTTTTGAAATGACAAACATATCGGACGGGGAAGTTAGGTTATTCTTCTTCCTGGTCGTCGAACAGGCCTCTCATTTCAGACACCGACTCAACGGTAAGCCTTTTGCGGATGGACTTTTCTCGGCCTAATTCCTGTTCAATGGTCAGGTAACGGTTGAAGTCGTCTCCTGATTTGTCGGGTTTCCCGGCCAGTGTTTTCATCTCGTTTTGCAGGGCAAGCGACCTTTCAAGTGATTTCTCGCGCTCGACGTGTTTTCCGAACATGAGTTTTTCAATGGTGGAATAAACCCATACTTCAAAATCGGGTGACAACCAGGCTGCGAATTTTAACGCCAGAACGCGGTGCATCCAGGTTCCGGATTTTTGGCGCGCAACGACCAGATCTTCTTCCTTTACGATGTTTAAATAATCGGAATTCCGATTATTTAAACATGCTGTAATAAACTTTTCCGTACTGTCATTTGCTAAAAAATGGCCCACTCTTGCATCAAAAGCTTTAGCCATTTCTGTGGCGTTTACCATCATCTTGTTTTCTTTGTCAAGGGCAAAAGAGATGGCATTTTCTTCGAACACGCAAATTTTTGTTTCCATGTTTTTTTGTTTTTGAATTTATACACAGGCTTTCGGCCCGTATTTTGAATAAAATATAAGAAAATCGAATTTTCGGACAGTTGTTGATAACTTTTCCCGAAAATCATTCATAAATAGCCTGGCAGATGAACTCAAACTCACGAGGTAGCCGACGGACACCTACAATGACCGCCATCCCTCGTGCGGCCATCTCGTAAAGTCGCTGCCTGGTGATCTCGCTGTCCCGGAAGTTAAAATTTTCCGCACATACGTAATATGCATCGGAAAGATCGATATCGAGCACACTCTTCTTGATGAGCTTGGCGGCATCGTACGGAGTAAGAGCGAAGTTTAACCTCACGAGAAGGCGCTGTATGATGGCACGCCTCTCCTTGTCGTCGGAGGCGATAGCCACGAAGATTTTATTTTGCTTCATTTTCCATCCTCCTTTAATTTTTTTCCACAAAACGGGCAATAGGTTGGAAACATCTGGACATTGAATTTCCGAATTTGTTTGCCTTTCCGGACACGTCCAATTACCGGGGTCCCTACTCTATATTTTCCCGATCTTTACGAATAGTATTTTAATCGGTTCTTTACATGATCTCTCGACCCATCTTTTTAAATTTTCCTCCGAAACGGAGTTGGGGGCATGTTCCACTTTCATCTGGATTGCATCGTCCCATTTTTGTTGTGCTTGTTTTAATGTCATTATCCTTTTTTTAAAATGGTTTATCATCTTCCGATAGTTCGCGATCTTCGATAGATGCGAAAGGGAGTTCTCCGCGGGCCTCAAGTTCCTGAAGTCTTTCATCACTTATCCAATCGCCGTTTTTATCCCCGATTGTGAAATACTCAATACCTCCGGACTTGTCATCAAGTATGGGAGTACCGTCCTTGTCATTATAACTCTTGGGGTATCCTGTAATCGGATCATACATGTTCGGGTTGAACAATAACCCTTTCCATTCGCAGTACTTCTTGAGTTTTTTCTTGAAAGCAGTAGGTTTGACAAACTTCCGCTGACTCGGATCGTAATCAAAAAAGTTTTCCTGTACTTCTCTCCGAGGCATCCGTTCATTGATTTTTGCAGGATCCGAGAAATATTCATCAGCCCAGGCAATAAAGCTCTCTCCCATATATTGGCGCATTTTGCGCTTCTCAATACGTTCTCCCGGTGCTTCCACTACTCCAAATCGCAGGTAAAGCTGCACACATTCGGCCAGTAGATTCCAGCAAAGGTTCCATTGGTCGAAATCCCAATCATCAAAAAACAGGATTCCAAAGTCATCAACCGGTTTGTGAGTGTCATTATAGAAGTCTGAAAATGCTATGCTCCATTGTCGATCCTGAAAGGAGGATCCTTCACCATTCAGGGCATGATTGGTGGTTAGATATATTTTGGGAGATTGATGAAATGGAAAAGTGGCACGCCGGCCGCCCTTGTAATTGACAGCCCAGTTACCGGTAATATTCGCAAAAAGAAATTCAAGCGAGAAATTGGTCCGAACGTCATCAATCACTACAATCTCAGTTTTTACGGTCATCTCATCCCAAAGGAAGGCATCAGACTCGATGTCTTTGTACTTCCCATTGATATAGACCGTCGATTTTACTTCTTCCAGTAAGTTTCCTATCAAACTTTTCCCGGAACGGCCGTTGCTATCCCCTACTTCGGATTCTTTTCCGTCCATGGCCACAACAGCCTTGGCTACACTTTTGTCCTTGGCCGAAAGCATCAGGTATCCGATGGCACATAGTTTCGAAATAAGATGGGTTGCATTTTCTTTGCGATCGGTTTCAGTAATTTCTTCACCTCGCTTTTCCTTTCTCCAGGTGAAGTTGGATGCGTTTTCCAGGAACCGGAGAAAATGACAATTTCTACCTGCAGCAGAAAGTCGATAAGAGAACGATTTATCTTCTTCGATACGTTCAACTTCAATAAGCCGGGAGGTTCGTTTTGCTGCAATCTGATGTCTCTGGTCGCTCCATATCTGATGGCCAATAGCAGCATAATCACATGATTTGATTTCATCGGCCTTTACCTCCCAATAAGAATCCTTGAAATAAAAGAGTTGCCGGTCTCTCCGGGGATTCTCCAGGTTAGGCTGTAGAAAAATAAGGTTTGATAGTTTCTCCGGCCCCAGGAACTGGGGGCCTCCCCTATGTAGCATTTCGAGAATATCTTCATTCGCAATTTCCCTGGTAAAATCCTTAACAAAGTCCCGGATCTCTTCATGTTGCGGGATTGTCTCTACAAATGGATGCTCGATTCGTATATAACTGTAATCGCCGGCGGGATTCCGGAAACGGCCAAATCCACGGTTCTGGAGGAACCTGAAGCATCTTTCATATCGAAATTTATAATCAGTACCTACTATAGCTCCATTCCGGTCCCTTTTCTCAACTTCCTGCCAGTATTGTTCTTCAGACTCTATTGGTTGAGCGCTCTCGATCTCTCCCCTATCATTGAACTTCCACCGGTATTTCCCAATCCGGAATTCAGGGAGTTCTTTCAGTATATTCTTATGAATCTGAGCAAAATCAGCAGCATTATTGAGTGACCATAGTTCCATCAGTTTTGCATCACTCCAGGACGTGATTTTATAGAGCTTCAGATATTTCCCGTTGAGTGATCGTTCATTGATAAGGTATGCGATGTCTGCCTGCAGATCATCTTCCCGTCCCTTTAGAGTATGGACGAGCAGATCATCTATCCCTTTATCATCACCTTCGTTTTCTTTCACATGGCCAAAGTAGATTTCAAGGTACACACCACGGCTATTTCTTAGTTGCACGCAGTATTCTTTAAAATTCTTTGCTGCAGTAAAAAATGATCGCGGCCGTTGATCAGCGTAGTCATTGATCCCTATATTGGAAGAGATGTTGTTCCAATCTGCATCAAACAATAGCACAAGCTCTTTTACCTCCAGATTGATAATGATATTGACTAAATCTTCATGCAGCACCCCGTTCCGTCCCAGGTTATGAATCCCGGAGATAGCTACCGAGGGGATCCCGTGTTTACAGGCTTTTTCTGCCTTTTTCTCACCTTCCTGGATAAAGAGCCTGTCAATCTTTTGTTTTTCCCGGTACATGGTTCTAATACGCTCCGGGATGTATAGAAAAGACCCGCTACCGGCCGGCGATTTATATTTAAACGGTTTCCCGTTTTTATCAACATGCTCCTGGGGATGCTGCCATCGAACCCGGAAATATTCTTTCATCTTACCGGTAGATCTCCCCTTCAACACCTGCTCGTATTTCACCGGGTCTCCGTCAAGATTATAATATTCAATAATGACATCATCTCCGGAGATGATCTCCCCGCGATTATTTATTGTCCCGGGACGAAATACCGGGCTTACCGTGGTAGTTTTATTTTCATCTTTCCGGAAGATCTTAGCCTGGACATCTTTGGGTGTAAGGCCACTCTCCTGGAGCATCCTTTTACAGTACGAATCCGATTTCTTTGTTTTCTTCTCCGTTTTTTGCTCCGAAAAAGAAATAGGGACATTGAACTGACGTGCAAGAAGCTCCAGTGCTTCTATATACCCCTTTCCCTGTTTCATCCAGAATGTGATGGCATTGTTTCCACCTACATCACATTTGAAACATTTGAAGAGGTCTTTTTTGGGAGTATATTCAAAGCCTCCTTCTTCACCGCAAAAGGGGCAAGTACCCTTATATGAACTCCCTCGACGTATCACTGATGTGTTCTCTGTTATCACATCGAGCAAGCGTCCTTCTGCAGCCCGGAGGATTGCATCTTTATCCTTTTCTGATATCTGCATTTTTTGTTATCTCTGTAAAATCGTCGTTGAATACAACCTGGCCAGGAAAGTCTATCATATACATACAAACGATCTTGACAAACAGGTCCATGTTTTTCTCTTTCACATACTTTGTAATGCTGAACTTATTTCCCGGCTCAAGACGTGCGAGTTGTCTATACACCGAAAACGCATACTCATAGTACTGCTTTTCTCCCATCTGTTCCTTGAAAGGGTCGAGTTGGGAGAGATCAGTGAGGCGGTACCGGGAAAGATCCATTATTGAAATATTGTTGTTTGCACATAAAATCCAAACTCATTAAGAGCACGCTCGATTTTCTCGTCGATTTCTGCAGGGCGGTACATGATCCTTTCAGTTGTAATGATCCTGTACCCTTTCTTTCTGGCACGGTAGCACAAGTTATACCGGCGTTTGATAAGGGGGGGGGGTAAATTTGCCATAGATTTTTTTATTCATTATACGAAGCTCTAAATTGTCTCAAAATCGTCGCTCAAATGATATACGATGTGTCGTTTCACGAACAACCTCATTCTTGCCTTTAGTCTTAATCTCTTAACTTTCATATATTTTCTTTTACTTAATAATTTTCACGACATAACCCTTCACATTCGCAAGGATCACCCGTCTTGTAGCACTTGTTATATGATTTGATCAAGTGATTTATCTGGGAAAGTGAGTCACTGATCCCATCGTAAAGTTTGTACATTAATTCCGGCTCCGGTCTTGGATAAAGACAGCGTGGTGCCCCTGGATAGTAAACGAACACCCTTTTTCCTGCACCTTTCATCCATCCGGCCTCAGAGTTGGCAGATCTACCACATGGTAAAACCATCACGCAGACATCTGCCCATTTCATCCCGTCAAAGTCCGAATTGAATCCATGCTCCGCTATTGGATGTTTGAGGGCCTGTACATATTCATCCACACTCCAGTCTTGCCACCGTGTTTCAATATCGGACCAGGCAAACCCTCCTTTTCCATGTGGAGGGTTTCTAAAGTCATATACTTCGTGCCCTTTATCTATGAAAAAGTTCACAACATCTTCCTGATGTCGGTTTCTCCAGCTACTTGCTACATAAATCTTTGCCATATCATTATATATTTTCAAACTCCTTTTTTAGTCTGGAGAGATTTTCTTTTATGTTCTCCTTGATGAATTCAACGAGGGCATCACTCAACACCATCGGGATCATCTGTTGTTCTCTTCCATCATTGCCATCAAATTCAATTATCAATCGAGGATTAGTGCTTACATACTTAGGAGGCAGCTGATCATCATCGGCTCTTGAATAATTATCATACTGATTTACATCCCACTCAAAGCATAATAGTGCCGATTCATGCTCTTCCATTAGCCTGGCTAATTCATTAGCTTTCTTCAATGTTTCCTTATCCATAGTTTTGCTCTATTTCTGAATTTAATTCCTCTGTAAATTCATTTACGGAGTATCTCTGACTATCACTTCGCTCATTTCTACCTTATCCTTTTGTTCATGTCAAATGGACAAGGTTCGTTTCCATGTTCTTCCATTATCGATTCAAAGACTCTTTGCAGATCTTCACCCTCAGTTCTATAGCAAGATATTTGATCTTTTATTGTTCCGTCACCATCCAATGATTCTGATCCAAAGTTTCCCTCAAGAATATAAATCATGATACCAACATTTTCAATGATAGCTTTTAAAGTTTCAATTTTCTCTTTCATAAATCAATCGTTTAATTATCTACTTCAACCTGAAATTCCCACTCGTAAGCATCTGCTTCACGTATATTGTCAGATAACCATTGACAGGCGTCATCATTTTGGGGATCATCCGGAAACCAGCTATAAAGACCTTCCAGTAAACTGAATTTACCGCCAAAGTAATTGAAAGCTATTTTTTTACTTTTGTTCCCGCTCATCGCTCACTCTTTAATTAAAAGTCTCAATCCCACGTTCCATGAGCCATTCCATTGCTGGGGGCGTTACAATATCAGTCAAAAGGATGAAGCATATAGCTAATCCTATAAGGACAATAGCGAGAAGGCCATAGATGATTGTTTCCATCCAGTCTTCAGGAATCTGTTTTTTCATGTTTTTTCAAAATATCGGTTATTAATTCGCACATAAGATATGTCTCGAAGAATGATTCTCTCCGGAAGTAAATAGCATTCTCATCAAGGTTGACGTGAGCAACTTCAGCTATACCTGAATCATTGATCAAAGCAACGTGTGACGGGAGCACCGGGATTGGTAACAAGACCTGCATCAATCCCTCTGCATCAGGACGACGTACGAGTATAGCGGACTCATCACCAACGATGATATCTACCGTTTCGTCGTTAATTTTAAAATCAATTTTTTTCATGCTACGAATGTTTTGTAATCATTATTTCTTCTTAGATATCTGACTGACCGGGAGACGATCCGTCCGGATGAACGAACTCTGCGATGATCGGACAAGTCATTGAATGATCCGAGTAAATAGATTGAAAGTAGGAATACTGCAACTGACTTTCTCAAGAGAGGAGAGAGGCTCATCGGGATATGAAACCGGTGACAGAACCACCAGGCCGAAAGTTCGTTTACCTTGCTGCATCCTGTTTTCTCATATATGCTCCGGCTATGATTCTGTACCGTCCGGTAGGATATACAGAGGCGATCGGCTACTTCTTTTTTGCTTGCGCCCCATGCAAACAATTCGGCAATCTCAGCTTCTCTTTTACTTAGAGGTTCCATCTCCCCAAACATCTGTTATACCATATTCGGAAAAGACTTCCTCAATAGCTCTCGCTTCCGATACCTTCGGTTCAATCTCTCCATTGAGCCGAAGATGGAAACTTTGACGCGTCCTGATCGAAAGTTTATCCATTATCTTTTTTTTGAAATCTGGGACATCAATTAAAGAAAGCTGAAGGTATCCCTTTTTGAACGAGAAATTATCCATGACCATAATATTCAAAATGACGTCTTTATGTTATTGACAGGCGTCTTTTTTTGTTATACATTTGTGAAATAATAATTGACAATGCAAAAATGCGTAATATTTTAATCATATACAAATTTTTTGATGATTATTTTGCGTATTTGCGGTAAATTTTCATTAATATGGCTGTAACTAATTCATTTTTTGATAGATTAATGTTACTAAAAAATCATTCCGGAGCAAAATCCGAAAGAAAATTTGCTGAGACAATTGGCATAACACCTGATAATTGGAACTCTTATAAAAGAGGTTCTATACCGAGCATTACCATTTTAATGAAAATATTACGCAGTATAGAGGGATTGAGTGCGGATTGGTTGTTATTCGGCAAGGGGCCGATGATATTGCCTCCGGAACAAGAGGTTAACATTGTGAATAATGAGCAACATGACTACGCAGTAGGAGAAATAACAATAAGCAGCGATGAATACAGGGAAATGAAAAGGCAGATATCAGATTTAATCGCAACCAACAGGAATCTGTCGGAAGTGGTAAGAGAAAAAAATTCTGCGGGCAGTGCCTGAATTGCGCCTGCCGTAAAGGGAAACTGAGGCCCATGTTCCCGAAGAAATAATTATTTTTTTTACCTTTTTACCGGGACAGCCCCCGGGACAAAAGTTGATGAATTGAGAGAAATGGGCTATTGATTATTAATGAATTACATTCTTGAAGAAGTGAAAAAAGAATCCAGTCATCCCGACAATGCTGGTAAAAAAGACTTACATAGTGTTGTAAGTCTTTTTTTATGGGAGCATGACAAATTCGCGACGA